GCTCGGGATATCGCCAATCAGCGTGACAACGCCGGTCGTGCTGACACGCCACAGCTTATCATAGCTCGCCACGAAAAGAGCGTCGCTGAAACTGCCCGGCTGGCTATAGACGTTGCGGATCGGCCCGTCGCCTACATAGATCCAACGGCGCATTCCCATGCGTGCAATCAGCGCCGATTGCTTGTCTGTCAAAACCGGATTTTCTTCGAAATAGCGGTTGCGCATCGTAATGCGCGCTTCCTTCGCTACTTCCCGGAAATAATCGCTTTTGGCGAGAGGAATATCAGCCATGCCTAATTCCCCCAATAAAAATAGCCGCCGCGATCAAATCCTGGGGATGAAGAAAACTGTCGCTGCTGATCGTAGCTCTGCATACTCATGAACGGCCACGAAATGCTGTCGTCGATTTCAAGCGGCATGGATTGCAGATAGCGGGCTACAAAGCTCGTGCGGCCTTGCTTGAAGATCGCCGCGCTCTGTTCGTCCATACTCCGGCCGTAGCGCGGATTTAGGCGCATGGCGAGCATGAGAATGAAAAACGATTCGAATTCATCCGGGAACGGCAGATTATCGATTTCAGTCAGTGCAGACAGCTTCACCCACTGCCCGAGATCCGCACGATAGAACCATTCCTGAAAAAGCCCGTTCGTGTTGAGCAATTTGGTCGCCGCGCCTTCGATGGTCCGGCCGTTGGCATCCAGCGTCACCGGGAAAGCGGCAAGACGGCCGAAAGGATCCGCGATCCCCATGCGGGCGCCGTCTTGGGGCCACACGGTCAGATAGACCGTCAGTGCCGTTGTGTTGACCGCAATGAGGCGCCGGTTGATCGTAGGCCGTTGGAGTTGGTCCTGGGTATAGTTGATCGGATCCGCTTTGCTCTCGCGGCCGTAGGTGCCCAAAGGCCAATCACCCAATTCTTCGCCTGCATCCCCGCCGTAGATGGCCGCGATCAGCGCATTGAAAAGTCGAAGTGCTTCCGTCGTTTGTGCAGCCGTAGGCGCTTTACCGAGAGGAAGAATGTTCCCCTCTCGGAAAGCGTCTGTGATAATCGACGATACCAAAACGGCCACGGATATACCTCATTGCTTCTATAAATCAATTTGCTCGTCTATGGGCTTTTTACCCTTCTCGGTGAGCTTTTCGGCAGCTTCCGGATGATCCACCCACCCCTTTGGCACTTCTGCTTCATTTTCGCAGAGCTTGCTTGCGCCGTTGGGGCCATAGCGCCATGAAGGCCATGCTTGAAATTCGGACATTCACTTTCTCCTTGGTTAAAATGTGTCGATTGTGCCGCCAGCAAAATCCGTGAAGCGTGAAGGCACAGCATTGTTTGACGCAAGATACGCACCCGCTGCCACATAGAAACGGTAGCCGGTTCCCTTGATATCGAGTTGCGGATCCGTGACGTAATGACGTGCCGTGTTGTCCACGCGGAACATCGTCGGCTGAATTGTGCCACCGGCCCAAATATCCCCGAAATCATCTTTGACGCTCGGACTGACAAGCCACGAAATCGACGTGTCAATCGAGCGATATGTGCCACCGCGATTGCCTTCATAGATCCCGCACACGTCGAGCCCTGTCACGTCGTTGTGACTTGTCCAGCCGTTGTTCGACTGTGAAGCACCGCGCCCGTTATCATCGGCACCGCAATTGACCGTCAGCATATAGCCGCGCGTTGTAGGCGTGAGCGCATTCTTGAAGTTGAAGCCATCGGACCAATTTGCATCGGCCTGGCACTGGAAGAACGCTGCAATCCCGTGGATGCTGTCCACAGCCACACCGTTGCCGGTCGTGTTGGTGGATCCGCCACCATAGCGAAAATTGGCCCGCTTGACGACGAGTGCCTTATTCGCGGCCGGTTTTGTCGTCGGGTTGTAGCGCACGCATCCGACCTGCCCGCCTTGGAAATCCCAAAGCGAATTATTGTCGGCAAGCCCGAGAAAAATATTCACCGGGTTTGTCACGCGCATGTTATCGACGTTGGCGCGGAAAATACGCGTCGTGGCCTGCGTCGGCTGTGCGCCATCGGCACGATTAAGGTAGATCGTGCCTGCGTTGATCACCCAGGAATTTGGTGTGCGGTTGCAGATGGCAGGCGTCGAAACCGGGGTCAATTCTACATAGTTTCCAAATCGATCGATTTGGGTGAGATCGATCACACGGTTGGCATTCGCCAGTGCAAAAGAATAGGTATTGGTGAATGTCGCGTCGGCAGAAGGCGTTGCATAATCATCCCATGTGCCGGTTGTCACCAAGCCGTTTGCAATGAATGCGATATCAACAGCCGGGGCACCTGTGCCGCCCTGATAGAAACCGTTTGTGCGATTATAGTCACCGGCTGCGATAATAATTTGCGAAGCCACTGCTGCCGTGTTTGCAGCGACAATTGCGGCACCAATGGTTTTCTTGGCAGTGCCAGGAGTAAGCCCGTTGTTCGCATCGGCGCCTGTGCCGACGTTCACGTAGAAGGTTGCAAGCGGGGATTTCCGTGCAACCGAGAAACGGTCAAAGAGAGCTTCCGGAGTAATGCCGACGTCGCCATAAGGCGCGCGCGGATCCCCATAATATGTCACGTCGGGTGTGAATTGGGAAAGCTGCCAAGCATTTACCCATCCTTGGGGTATTACTAGCGGTGTTGCAATAATCGACAATCTTTTACTGGTGCTTATTGCAAATACTTGGGGATCATTTGTAGGCATAGTCAAGCTCCCACGAAATAAGTAGCGGTCAAGCGCCAGATGATTGAAGTAATAGCGGGCGCTACAAATGTCACGGCAGTATTTTGTGCAGACGCGGCAAGCGGGCAAGAGAATTCTTCACGCTTATCAACATTCGTGCCTGCCAAAGCAGCATCGGCTGCAAAATTATAGACCGGCGATCCAGGCAAATTAGTTGTAGTGACAAGCACAGGTGTTGCCCCCGCAGTCAAAAGCGCAGTGGCGAATTTTGAAATCGTCAGTGATGTGATATATTGACGAAGCCCTGCGCCGGGGGCTGGAAGGGTCAAAGTAACAGTCGCCGCCGCTGCACCTGTGTTTGTGACAGCCAAAGGGGAGCAGCCGCCAATCCTCAAATAGTTTTCCAGCAATGCATTGTCAGCGATGATCGTTGCAGAAACAGAGCCCGAAGTGTAAGCTATGACGCGAATGCGAATTGAACGATAGCTTGTGCAGCTACCTATAAAAAGGCCCGGCACTGTGGCAGATACCAGATATAGTGCAGATGCAGCATTGAGTGCTCTAATAGGAATTAGTGAGTAGTTGACGCCATCAACTGTTCCTGAAACTTCAAGGGACGCAACAAAGGTTCCCCGCAAGTCGATTGCAACCGTATTGGATCCGTCGCACGGGATCACCAATTCAGCATTTAACGCACCCAAAACACCCGAGAGGAATAGAGTTTCACGAGGATCGAGTGTAACACCGCCACCGGGAGGAGTTGCAAGGTTGCGTGAAAGTTTTGGCATTATTGGGCACTCCAATTCATGTTAAGAGGGCCGCTGTATGGGCTGCTGAAAACCAATGATGCGGTAATCGTATCTGTGCCGGGCAGTCCTGCAATCGACACGAGATCAACAAAATCGGGGTGATACTCAAGGGTATCATCTGCCCCGGCAAGGATCAATGCAATTCTCGAAGCAGGAGTGACGCCTGAAGCGGCAAAAGTTTCCGTCCATTCCATCACACCTCGGCCTGTTGGCAGATTAACTGTCACCGCGCCCCCTAGTGCAATCAATGTATCGAGTTGAGACAAAGCAATTTGCACGTTTGTTGCAGATATGCGCCCTGCTGGCACATTAACAATTTCAGCCGCATTCAGACCATAGAGGCCAAGATAATTCCATGATACGCCATCGCTGCGCCAGAGCCCCGCCAACTTGCGAAAACCGATAATGCCTGTCGTCGTTTGAACGATGTAGATTGCGCCGGTTACGGTCGTGGGATCCGGAAGGGCGGCGAAATTGGTAACTTGCGGATACGGATTGGCAACCGACGTGTAAAGCTCGGTAAAATTATCATTGAGCTTACCTCTGACAATAAGCCCCGATTCTCCATTATTGATAATCTGTTGAGTCATCAATCATTCCAAAATGAAGCATCATCCCAGGATCCGGTGTCGGCCCAAAAATTCGTGAACAATATCCATAGACCACCCCCACCCCCACTAGGGATGAACAAGGCCCAATCTCTTAACATCCGAGCGTCCCTGATGCGCCACCCGCAAGCGTCACTACACCACCCATGCTTGTCCTAAAGACGAAAGGTAGAGGCATATATTGGCCTGCTGCTACTGGAACCGTATCTACTAAAATCGTGCCGTCAGCGTCGATTACTGAAATGTTTCCTGCCGTTTTTGCGAGAAAGCCGCCAATATTTAAGCCACCACAAATGTAGGTGCTATTCAAACCCATTGGTTGAGGTCGTAGAAGTTCCCTTACTCTCGACATAATCTTAATCCTTTTAGTGAAAGTCCCGGCTGGAAACAGGGAGCCAGCCGGGACTATCCACCTTCGTTGGAGAACAAACGAAGGACAGACCTCATGCGCCGTTGATGCGAGCGATGCGCATACGTTCACGAATATTCGCGTTCATAGCGACGTCAAATCGCACCTTATGTTCACCCGTGTTGAATGTGGAGTGCTGCCACATACGAACAGTCAACGGGATCTTCGAAAGGCGCCGACGCATCGACGTGTCCGAAGCAGGCAGGATCAGCGGAACCGTATTCACCACGATTGATTCCTTCTGCAAAATCATACGCGGAGTAAGGTTTGCACCGGCAGCACCAAGGAAGGTAAGCTGCGCATTGTCGGCCGGAGCCGCTGTCACAGTAGCGTGAGCCTGGTTGATGTTGATATCATCGCCAGCGCCCGAGCCGGGGACGATCATAGCCGGGAAAATCACCAAGGTAATGTTGCCCGCACCGTCAGCCGTGGCGTCCGCGACAACCGTATATTGCTGCAAGCGAGCCGGAGAAACTGCCGACTGCTTCCGGTTGTCAAAGGCGTTTGAACCAGTGACGGTGAAAACTTCACCTGCCTTGACCGTCGCACCCGCTGCAAGACCGTCGCAGATAAGGTTCTGTGTCAGGCGACGGCCGTTGACCGTGCCAGCCTTGGCGACTGCCGAATAGTTGACGTTCTGGTTTGCGCCATTGACCAAGCAGTTGGTCGCAACACGCGTGCCAACCGTCAGCACCGGAAGCTGATTGGTAAACAGCGTCCGAACGCCATTCAATTCGCCCGTGAAACCCTTGCGATACGTCGAAGTTGAGAAATTGTCCGGAGCGGGCAGCTTCACAACCTGATCACCAAGGTTCTGCATGTCTAAATAGTTCATAACGTAGGACAGATTGTCATCGCCAACGCCATTTTCCTTCAACCGGGTATAGCCTGCAACAGCGTCCACCCAGTTATTGATCGCAGTGCCAGAGCCAGCGGTGCCGGTCCAATCAGCCGACGCGAGCGCGGCCGCCTGTAAAATGTAGGCGTCGATCTTTTCAGCCATTGACGTCGCGGCACCCAAGAGCGCCTTGCTTTCGCGTGCGTCGCCAATCGACTTGATCTTGACGAAATCGCCCCACCCCATGTTCGCGTTGAACGTGCCGTCAACCGTGAACAGTTCGGAACCGAAAACAGTGCCGTCCGTGCCAGCGGTGAGATCCTTCACGCCGTTTGTGGTGCGCGTGATGTTATAGCGCGGAGTGACTTGCTCAAGGATTTGGAGCCCGTTGCGGTCGTCCATTTCCCCATCATATTCGTTCCACGTCACGCATTCGGCGCTGACGAGATTATTCTGCAACACCATTGCAAAGGCGTTGAGAACCAATTTCTGTTGTTCAACAGTTACCGTGCCCATCGGGATAGTCCCTTCCTTGAAAAGTGGATCGGACTATCCCGATGCCACGAATTACCGACCTCGTTTTGCGTCTGCTTCCCAGGCTTTCTCAAAATCGTCGAGATTGTCTGTCGAGCCATTAATCTGCGTCCGGGAATTTGCCCCTCGCGCTGTATGCGTTGGCGGATCGCCTGCCTTGGGGATCTTGCGGCCGCTCTTGGCCTTGGAGATCTCCGTGTCGCGGTCCATTACGTATTTTAGCTGCTGATAAGGTGAGAGCTTTGCCACTCGGGCGGCTTCCGCCTTGTCCTGTGCCAGATCGTAAAGGATTTGCGCGCCATTTTCGGCATCGTGCGCTGCCTCAAAGGTTGGTTGAGAAAGATCCCAATCGCCCCGCATACCGGCTTCCACAACGCTTTCCTGATAATCATCGAAAAGCTCGGTGCCTTTGGCTGCGAGATTGTCAACCTTTGTGAGAAGTTCCCGCTGCTGCTGTTCTTGTGCTTGGCGGGTTTCTCTTTCCTGCTGACGTTGCAGGACCGATTCAGCTTTTTGGCTGGCCTTTTGATCAGCGAGCCATTCCAGCTTATCCTCGATGTAACGGTCATCAAGGTGCCCGAGCGGATATTTGTCGGTGTCGGTAGGATCCGGCGCCGCATTTCCAGTGTCAGGAGTAACACCAGTTTTTCCACCTTGCAAGAGCTTTTCGAGATTTTCCAATCGCGCTGCTACATCGGGCGCCGGAGCCATTTGCGCCTGCCGCAATTGACGGGCCAATTCTGCCTTTTCCCGCTTCAAGCGGTTAATCTGACTTTCCTTGGGATCCTTGGGCTCTTTCGGCTTTTTCTCGCCGTCGTCATCCCCTTCATCGCCTTCATTTTCGGCGTTTTCGTCGGCGGGTTTTTCTTCCTGATTTTCCTCCACAGGCGGCTTTTCCTGGGGCTTGTCGCCGCCAAGATTTGCTTCGCCTACTTCGACTTCGCCGGACGTTTCAAAAGCCGCGAATTCTGCATCCTGTGGATGGTCCGGTGCACGCAGATAGCGTCCAACAGCCCGTTCTGCCGCCGTCATTCGCAGCCGTGTTTTAATCGTCGTTACCATTTTCCTGTTCTCCATTCTTCCGGGATTGAAAATCCAAATTGCGCAAATCAAAGTCCCGGTCCTCGTGCGCAAGGGAGTTGTGCTGGTCGAGTGTTTTCATCACTTGATCAAATTCAGTATTGTCCGCATTTGTCAGGCGTTCCTCATTCTTGCCCTCCACGTCAGATTGACGGCTTTGGGCATCCAGTACAGCCTTATAGGCTTGCGCCAGTGCCAGATTTGCGCGGGCTTCATTATTCTTCGCCTTAGCGTTGAGATCCGCAATTGCCGCCTGTGCTTGTGCCGCTTCAATCTGTTGCTGCATCTGCTGCATCTGCTGATTGGCTTCCTGCATCTGCTGCATTTCAGGTGTCATTTCATCGGCCGGAACCATGCCCGGAGGCAGTTGCATCTTGAAGCGCCGTGCGAATTCGCCGGACTTGGGCCAATCCTGCGCTTCCGCGATGAGATCCATGACGCTCGCCGCCGTTTGCGGCGCAGCATTCACGAATGCCATCATTTGCTCGTTCGCAAGAGCCCGCTTGGTTTCTGTGGCCGGACCAACGGAAACAGTCACGCCGTATTTGCCCATCGTCACATCGGAATTTGGGTCAGTCGGATC